TCTCAAGTGCGGCTGGAGCTATGCAATGCAGTGTCTTGATAATGGCGAAGTAAAAATCGTCAACCTCAAGAAGAAGTTGTTCGAAGCAATTCTTACAGCAGCAGAAGACCTAGGCGATCCTACTGATCCAAAAACAGGCTGGGATGTTAAGTTCAAGCGTGTTAAGACTGGACCTTTACCTTACAACGTAGAGTATCAGTTACAAGTGCTCAAGTGCAAGCAACGCTCTCTCAGCGAAAGTGAGATGTCTGCGATTGCAGATCTGAAGTCTATGGATGATGTTATGCCTCGTCCCACTCCAGATGCACAAAAAACACTTCTTGATGAAATCCGTGAAGACAGCGCTGGCAGTATCGACGAAACTTTAGAAGATGAATTTAACGTATCATGATTTTATTTACGGCAGACTGGCATATCAAGCTAGGCCAGAAAAATGTNCCACGAGAGTGGGCATTAAATAGGTATAAGCTGTTTTTCGAGCAGATTCATTCTCTCGAAAANCAGTGTAGTTCTCATATTATAGGAGGAGACTTATTTGACCGTCTGCCGAACATGGAAGAGTTAGAACTTTACTTTTCGTTTATTCGAGAAGTAAAGATTCCAACTATTATCTATGATGGCAATCATGAAGCTACGAGAAAGAATAAAACTTTCTTTTCTCAGTTAAAGCAAGTTTCAAGAGATATAAATCCTTTGGTACACATAATTGATATTTCTTATATAGACCCAGGCTTAGGGTATGGAATACTTCCCTATGCCGAGCTTCATAAGAAAGATAGTATTGATTGGTTTGACAAGAGCAAGCCTCTTTTTACTCATGTTCGAGGAGAGATACCTCCTCACGTCAAGCCAGAGGTAGACCTTGAGAGATTTGAAGATTTCCCTGTAGTATTTGCAGGGGATCTACACGCACATAGTAATACTCAAAGAAATATTGTATATCCAGGAAGCCCTATGACAACTTCATTTCACAGAAATGAGGTTCAGACTGGTTACCTCTTAATTAATCCTCAGAATTGGTCGTGGATGTGGGACGCGTTTGAACTGCCCCAACTTATACGGAAAACCGTATCAAGTACAGATGAAATGGTACCTACAGACTACCACCATACAATCTATGAAATAGAGGGAGATATACAGGAACTAGCTAATATTAAGAATAGCGATCTTTTAGACAAGAAAGTTGTAAAACGAAGTAGCGAAGCTACGCTTGTTATGACCAAAGAAATGACTATTCAAGAAGAGTTAGTTGAGTATTTAACCTATATTCTAGAGATACCAGAACCTAGAATACCTAAAATAGTAGGGATATTTAATGATTACGCTACAAAAATTGAGATGGAGTAATTGTTTTAGCTATGGCGCAGATAATGAGTTGGACCTCAGTAGTAATACTGTAACTCAAGTTCTTGGCACTAACGGTATGGGCAAGTCGTCCATACCGTTAATTATTGAAGAAGCGTTATACAACAAAAACTCAAAAGGTATTAAAAAAGCAGATATACCAAATCGGTATGTAAATGCTGGCTATAATATTCAACTAGACTTTACAAAAGACGATAGCAGATACGAAGTCCTTATTGATAGAAAATCTAGTATAAAACTAAAACTATTAGAGAACGGAGAAGATATTAGTTCGCATACTGCAACTAATACTTACAAAACTTTGCAAGATATTCTTGGCATTGATTTCAAAACTTTTTCTCAGTTAGTATATCAAAATACAAATAGTAGTTTACAGTTTTTAACTGCAACAGACACAAATAGAAAAAAGTTTCTAATAGATTTATTACACTTAGAACACTACATATCCCTATTTGAGCTGTTTAAAGAAGAGTCTAGAAGAACCGCACTCACTCTTAGCAGTATAGAATCAAAGACCGCCACCATAGAAAAATGGTTGTCAGATAATAAATTGAGTGATACGAATATACTTCCTCTGTCTGAAATTTCAATTGAGACAACAGAAGACGAACAAGAGCTCGCTGCTCTCATGATTGAAATTGAAAATATTTCTGAGAAAAATAAAAAGATTTCTCAGAATAATACATATAAAAGTATGCTTAGTAAGATAGATATTGATTCTGCTAGAAACTGTGCTATACAAAAGGTAGAATCCTATGATGATCTTCAAACCGAGGGTGGTAGTCTTTCACAATCGGTAGCGGGGTCAAAGCGTCTTTTAGATAAACTTAGCAAATTAGAGGACAAATGTCCTACTTGTGAACAAGATGTAGACAGTGATTTTATTAACTCTTTAGTCTCTAAAGAAACGAGTAAGATTATGTCCGCAAAGGAAAGGCAAGATGAAATTGAAAGAAGAATATCAGAAATTAAACGAGACAATGCAAGATTTCGAGATTCTCAAAAAACTCAAAAAGATTGGGAAGACTTGTACCGTAGTATCGACCAAACTTTACCGACAGTCCCGTTGGATAAAGAGGAGCTTAGTAGTAGGGCTGACGGAATCTCGGAGAGAATATCGGATGCAAAAAGAAGGCTTATACAGCTTACACGAGAAAATGAACAAGTCACTAAACGAAACACGAGAATCCAAGTAATACTCGAGCAGACAGCGGACTTTACCTCTCAATTAGATGAACACCAAGAAGTTCTAAACCAAGAAAGAGAGATTTCTAGCAATTTAGAAGTATTGAAGAAAGCTTTCAGCACTAACGGCTTGTTAGCTTACAAGATAGAAAACTTAGTAAAAGAGCTTGAAGAGCTTACAAACCACTATCTTGCAGAGCTTTCAGACGGACGTTTCACACTTGAATTCGTAGTGTCAAACGATAAGTTAAATGTACAAGTAACAGATAATGGTAACATAGTCGATATTCTAGCTCTTTCTTCAGGGGAGTTAGCAAGAGTAAATACTGCTACACTTATCGCCATTCGTAAATTGATGAGTAGTATATCCAAGTCTAGAATTAATATTCTTTTCTTGGATGAAGTTATCAATGTATTAGACGAAACAGGGCGAGAGAAGTTAGTAGAAGTGTTGCTCGGAGAAGATCTCAATACTTATGTTGTTAGTCATGGATGGACACACCCTCTACTAGAAAAAGTAGAAGTTGTAAAATCAGGAAACATCAGTAAATTGGAGCACTAAATGGTGAAAGCAAAAAATATTATAGCAGAAGGTATGGCTTCGTATCTTCTAGGAAAAATACAGTACCACAAAGCAAATGTGCGTATGTATTTAGAGCATCCTGCAGGTATTGGGGAACATCCTGATATTATGGCAGCAATTGAAGGAGAAATAGCAAAAGCAGCTGAGTTTAAAGAAAAGCTCGAAATGCTTGAGGAGATTTGTAGAGAGCATGGTTGATAGTAGAGCTAAGGGCGCTAGAGGCGAATACTTAGTTCGAGACATGCTCAGAGATGCTACCGATCTTCAGTTTGAGAGAGTTCCTGCTTCAGGTGCTCTCGAATACTTAAAAGGAGACTTGTATGTTCCTCACGCAAAGAATCGCTTCTGTATAGAAGTAAAAAACTATGAAAGTTCTCCTTTATCGGATAAAATTTTTACGGCAAAAAAGACAAATAACTTAATACGTTGGTGGGTAAAGCTGCTACAGCAAGCTGCAGGCGGTAACCAGGAGCCTCTATTGTTTTTCAAATATAATCGGTCCCCAGTATTTGTAGTTACGAATCTATTGCCACAAAATACAACTGAATGGTTGCGTATAGAATGGTTAGACTGTTATGTCTTACTAGCAGAAACGTGGCTTACAAAAGAACCAATGAGGTTTGTAGATGGCCTTTAATTTAACAGATAAAATGGTAAATGAAAATGCAAATGCTACGTTAGTAGTAGATGCACTAAACCTGGCGTTTCGTTGGAAACACCAAGGCCGTACAGATTTTCGTTATGACTATCAAGATACAGTCAAGAGTTTAGCAAAGTCGTATGATTGTGGTAATATTATTATCACAGCAGACTGGGGCTCCTCTTCTTACAGAAAAGGAATATCCCCTGACTATAAACAAAATAGAAAAGAAAAATTTGCAGAACAAACAGAAGCAGAGAGACTTGCTTTTGAAGAGTTCTTCGAAGAATTTGAAGCAAGCCTTGAAGTGCTTGCAGAAGATTATCCTGTACTTCGGTACAAGGGTGTAGAGGCTGATGACATCGCCGCACACTTAGTTAAGCACAAAGAAAAGTACAACTTAGAGTACCTATGGCTTATATCAAGTGATCGTGACTGGGATTTGCTAATACAAGAAAAAGTAGCTCGCTTCTCTTATGTAACAAGAAAAGAAGTGAGGTTGGATAACTGGAGAGAACATTACGAGGTTACCCCCGAACAGTACATATCTATGAAATGTCTTACAGGGGATAAAGGAGATAATGTTCCAGGTATACCCGGCATTGGCCCGAAGAGAGCGGTACAGCTTATAAGAGACTACGGCGATGCAATGGATATTTATAATGCTACTCCTCTTGAGAGTAGATACAAATATATACAAGCATTGAACGAAAATGCAGAGCAGTTGCTCGTAAATTATGAGTTAATGGATCTAATGACGTATTGTGATGATGCGATTGGTCAAGACAATATTGAAAATATTGGAAGTGTACTAAATGAATATAATAACTGATTTTAAAAGAGACCGCTATCTCTCAGAATTTAGCATTAAAACCTTGCGAGACAGGTACTTAGTAAATGGAGAAACTTCTCCACAGCAAGCTTTTGCTCGGGCAGCAGGAGCTTTTGCAGACAATGAAGAGCATGCACAACGACTATATGATTATGCAAGTAAACTATGGTTTATGTTCTCAACCCCTATACTATCAAACGGAGGAACAAAGCGTGGGTTACCTATTTCTTGTTTTCTTAACTATGTGGATGACAGCAGAACTGGTATCACTAGCCACTACACCGAGAATGCGTTCCTTTCTTCTGTGGGTGGGGGCGTTGGCGGTTATTGGGGCGATGTCCGTTCCGTAGGCTCTAAAACCTCAGCGGGGTCAGAGTCAACTGGGGTAATTCCTTTTGTAAAAGTAGTTGATGCAGAAATGCTTGCTTTTTCACAAGGTGTAACTCGTCGTGGAAGTTATGCGGCATACTTACCAATGAATCATCCCGAAATCGAAGAGTTTTTAGACGTTCGCAAGCCTACAGGCGGAGATATTAATCGTAAGTCTACTAATCTACATCATGGCGTAGTTGTTCCAGACAGTTTTATGCAACTTATTGAAAATGCTACTAAAGAGGAAGGCTTCAATGATAGCTGGGATCTCATAGACCCTCATTCAGGCGCGGTAACAAAGACTGTATCAGCAAAAACACTTTGGGTAAAACTGATACAAAATCGTGTTGAGACTGGCGAGCCTTATATTATGTTTGGTGACACAGTACAAGAAGGTATGCCTGAGTGCCAAAAAGAATTAGGCTTACAAGTACANCAGTCAAATCTGTGTAGTGAGATTACACTGCCGACAAACGAAGAGCGAACTGCAGTATGTTGTTTATCTAGTGTAAATCTTGAAGAATACGACGAGTGGAGCAATGATCCACAGTTTATTCCTGACCTAGTACGAATGCTAGACAATGTAATTAGTCATTTCATTTTTCATGCTCCAAACGAGCTAGAAAAAGCACGATTTAGTGCACAAAGGGAGAGAAGTATTGGCTTGGGGGCGATGGGGTTTCATGCCTATTTACAACGGCACAACATTCCGTTTGAATCGGCCATGGCGAAAGGACGTAATATGTCTATATTCTGGCATATTAAAAGCTGTGCGGAGACTGAGAGTAGAAATCTTGCGGTGGAGCGAGGAGAAGCGCCTGATGCAACTGGCACAGGTATGCGTAATTGCCACTTGCTGGCTGTTGCTCCAAATGCTTCATCTAGTATTATCTGCGGTAACACTAGTCCTAGTATTGAGCCTTACCGCGCTAACGCATATACACAGAAAACTAAAAGCGGTACCTCTCTACAAAAGAACGAGTATCTTGAAGATCTTCTCCGAGATCTAGGAATGGACACGGATGAAGTATGGAAGAGTATTGTTACAAACGGAGGCTCCGTGCAGCATTTAGACTTCTTAGATGATTGGACGAAAGATGTATTTAAAACCGCTGTAGAGATAGACCAACGATGGGTAATTGACATGGCAGCAGACCGACAAAAGCACATTTGCCAGAGTCAGTCACTGAATGTCTTCTTCCCTGCGGATGTATCAAAGCAGGAGCTTCATGCAGTTCATATGATGGCTTGGAAAAAGAAAGTAAAAACTCTATATTATCTACGAAGCGAAGCGTACAAGCGAGCAGAGAAAGTATCCGATGAAGCGCTAAGACAACGTATTTTTGACTCTATGGATGAAAACGAATGTTTAGCGTGTGAGGGATAAGATGAACGTAGAAATTTATGGAGCAGATGGGTGCGGCTTTTGTGAAAAAGCTGTAGATCTAGCAGAGGAGTTATGCCTCGACTATACCTATATCGACGCTAACAAAGCAGTACAAGAATTTAGTAAATTATTTCCCGGCGCAAAGACCGTACCTCAAATATTGGTAGAAGGTGAATGGGTCGGAGGATATAGCGACTTCGAAGAAGTCATGGAGAGCTTTTAATGAATCTTCTTACAGAAAGAGAATATTACAAACCGTTCAATTACCCCTGGGCATTTGAGCACTATAAGTCTCAACAGCATATGCATTGGTTACCTGATGAAGTAAACCTTGCGGATGATTTAAAAGACTTTCGAGAAAATTTGACTGAAGGAAATAAACGACTACTTACACAGATATTTCGTTTCTTTACTCAGGCGGATGTAGACGTATGTTGTGGATATGCAAAGCATTATCTTCCTACGTTTAAGCAACCTGAAATACGAATGATGTTGTCTGCTTTTGCAGCAATGGAAGCCGTACACCAGGAAGCGTACTCACTATTACTAGAAACTCTCGGGTTTGGGGATGATGAGTATCAAAAGTTTATGGACCATAAAGCAATGATGGATAAGCACGAACATTTATCCACTTTCGGTATGGATACCCCCATGGATATTGCAAAAACAATGGCAATTTACTCTGGATTCACAGAAGGAGTACAGTTGTTTAGTAGCTTTGCTATCTTACTTAACTTCCCTCGCCACAACTTAATGAAAGGAATGGGACAAATTGTTACGTGGTCTATTCGAGATGAAACACTTCATGTCGAAGGCATGTCTCAACTATTTCGTACTTTCATACAGGAAAACCCTGAGTTGTGGAATGACGAGTTGAAGTATGAAATTTACTGCGCTGCAGAGCGTACTGTAGATCTCGAAGATGCTTTTATTGATCTGTGTTTTGAAGGTGCAGACGTACCGGATCTCACACCGGGAGAGATTAAAGAGTACATTCGATATATTGCTGACCGCCGACTGCTCGGTCTAGGAATGAAGAAAATTTTCGGCAGTGAAAAGAACCCACTACCTTGGCTGGATTATATGCTAAACGCAGTGGAACACACTAACTTTTTTGAAAACCGTGCCACCGAGTATGCTCGCGCGAGTACTACGGGAAACTGGCAAGACATATTTAAATAGGATTCTATTATGACA